ATGGAATTTAACAAGGCAAAAGGCGATGCACCATTAATTAAAACTTTTGTTAATACACGTTTAGCAGAAACATTTGAAACGGATTATGTAAGTTCTATGAGTGCAGAAGGGTTATTAAAAAGATGTGAGAGTTATGAACAGGGTATATGCCCAGAAGGTGTATTGTTACTCACTCAAGGCGTAGACTGTCAGATAGATAGATTAGAAGTTAGCACATGGGGATGGGGTAAAGGTGAAGAAGCATTTTTGATTGATCATGTGCAGTTATGGGGTGACCCTCATCAGGCAGAAGTTTGGAAACAGTTACAGATAGTTATTAATCAACAATATGAACATGAAAATGGAAAAAGTTTAGTCCCTGTTATGAGTGCAATTGACTCTGGTGGTTTACACACATCAGAGGTTTATCAATTTACTAGAGAAAAAGTAGCTCAGGGAGTAATAGCAATAAAAGGACAATCACAAGCAAATAAACCTGTAATTAGTAGACCTACAAGAGTAGATATAAATTTTAGAAAAATAAATAAAGCTATAAAAAAAGGTGGTCTTGTTTACCCTTTAGGTGTAGACACTATAAAAAATACCTTAATGGGTAGATTAAAAAATAATAAAATTGGTAGTAACGGATATATACATTTTCATGCAGATACAAGTGAAGAATATTTTAAACAGATTACAGCAGAAAGACAGATACTAAAAACTAATAGGGCTGGTTTTCAAATACCTCAATGGGTTCTACCTAATAATGTCAGGAATGAATGTTTAGATTGTTTTGTTTACTCTTACGCTGCTATGTGTCTATATATAAGTCCATATAATAGAAATACTGTATGGCAACAATTAGAAAATAAATTTAATGAAGGTGATAAGGTAGTGAAACCAAAAAGAGCTACAATAAAATCAAATACAAATAATAACTTTGTTAATTCTTGGTAATTATGTTTAAATCTGATTTACCTAATATTATTGTTGCTGGTACTACTATTGAATGGGTGGATGAAGCAACGATAGCAGGTATAAATGAAACTATATCTGCTCCTGATTGGACTTTAGAATATTTCTTAAGAACTAATACAGCATCAGAAGGCCATATTGCAACAGGCACTCAATACTCAGCTAGTACAGGATGGGAGTTTAGTATTAGTGCTACTGACAGTGCAAATTTTGATGCAGGAAATTGGTTTTGGGCAGCTAGAGCATTTAAAGGTTCAAAAGTATTCGAGATCGGAACAGGTGAATTAGAAGTAAAACAATCTCTACAATATTCTGGTGATCCTTCAGCAATAGATAACAGAACGCAAACAGAAAAGGATTTAGATGCTGTAACAGCAGCAATAAGAACTATAGTAGCTGATAAGGCAGCAAAGTATTCTATAGGAAATAGAAGCTTTGAACGTGTAAATCTACCAGAATTAAGAGCAAGAGAAGCCGAACTACAAGCTAGAGTTTTTAGTGAAAAGAGGTATAGTTTAATAAGTCAGGGCAAAGGTGACCCTAAAAACCTTTATGTACGCTTTTAGGAGACTTAAATGGGCTTAAGAAATGCTTGGAAGGGCTTATTTACATCTAATGATGACTTAAATAAGCGTAGAAATAGGTTAAAAAGGATGTATTCTGGTGCTAGATTTGATAGAACTAACCTTAGTTGGGTTACTCCATTATCATCACCTGATCAAAGTTACAAAAATTCTATTGATACATTAAGAAAAAGAGTACATGATCTAGTAAGAAATAATAATTATGCGGCTCAGGCCATAAGATATTCTACTAATCAAATTGTAGGACAAGGTGTAAAACTACAGGCACAGATAAGATCACAAAGGGGTGGCACTATAAATACAAGATTAAATGAAGCTATAGAAGGAGAATGGAGTAAGTGGGGTAGAAAAGATAGTTGTGATATACGTGGTGTCCTTTGTTTTTCTGAATTAGAAAGATTAGCAGTAAGGTCAATGATTGAATCAGGTGAATGTTTTATAATTATTCATAGAAAAGCTTTCGGACGTAGCAAGATACCATTTAGTTTAGAAATATTAGAAGCTGAACAACTAGATGAAGATTACAAAGGTGTAAAACAAAATGAAAAAAATGTATGGCGGTTAGGTATAGAACTAAGTCCAGAAGGTAGGGCAGTAAATTATGCTTTCCTTGCTAAACACCCTGGTGATACTAACTTTTCACAAACCATAGGACAGAAAAATCATATTATTGTACCTGCAAAAGATGTAGTTCATTTATTTTTGCCATTAAGACCAGGCCAACATCGAGGAGTGCCATTTTTAGCTAGTGCTATAAATCATTTACACCAACTTGATGGATATATTGAAGCAACAGTTGTAGGACAAAGAGCATCTAGTGCATTAATGGGATTTATCACAAGTCCAGAAGGTGAACTTGATGCAGGTGGTGAGGTGTTCGATTATGAACGTGTAAGCGGTTTTGAACCTGGTACTTTTAAATATTTAGCACCAGGAGAAAGTATATCTGTACCTAATTTAGATAAAGCTAATGGAGAGTTTGAGCCATTTGTAAGATCAATATTGAGAAGCATGGCAAGCGGTCTAGGCTGTAGTTTTGAAGCTATATCATCCGATTACTCACAATCAAACTACAGTAGTAGCAGACTTGCAATGTTACAGGATAGGGATCACTGGCGTACGATTCAAAAGATGTTAAAAGAAACTTTCTACCAACCTATATATGAATACTGGTTAGAGATGGCAGTACTTAGTAATGTTCTTACATTGCCTACATATTCAACAACACCAGAAGTTTATGAAAAAGTTAGGTGGGTTTGTAGAGGTTACAGCTATGTTGATCCACAAAAAGAAATAGCAGGTATGAAGGATGCAGTAAGATGTGGATTTAAGACCTTAACTGATGTAGTAAGTGAAGCAGGTGGTGATATTGAAGAACTACTCATAACAAGACAAACTGAACTAGCAAAATTAGATGATATGAATATTATTTTAGATACAGATCCAAGTGCTACAAATAAAGCAGGTGGGTCACAATTTAAACCACTTAATACAGTTGATCCTTTTGGTGATACTGATGAACCAAGTGGCGAGGATGCTGATAACGTAGTGGAGGATTCAAGTGGCAGTTATTAATGGAACAGAAATAGACCTTATGCCAACAAAAGGAATGAGGGACGAAGCTAGAAAATATAGAAAATGGAAACAAGAAGGAAGGGCTGGCGGTACAGATGTTGCAGCTAGAAGAGCAACACAAATATTAAGCGGTGATGAATTAAGTCCTAAGACAGTAATTGATATGTCATCATGGCATGCAAGACACGCGGTAGATCAGGAAGCAGAAGGTTATAGGCCAGGAGAAAAAGGCTACCCAAGTGCAGGTAGAGTAGCTGCGGCGGCATGGGGCGGGAAAGCAGGTAAAAGTTTTTCAGATGCAAAATCGGCTAGAATAAAGGAATTAAGAAATAATGACCCTATGGCAAAACTTAAAAGAGCAGAACCCGATGAATTATCAGTAGGTGATTCAGTAAGATGGAACGCAAGCGGCGGCATTGCTAGAGGTGTAATAGATCGTATTGAAAGGGATGGAACAATAAATGTACCTAATTCTGAATTTGAAATTACAGGTACAGAAGATGACCCTGCAGCATTAATCACTGTTTTTAGAGAAGTTGACGGTGAATTTGAAGCTACAGATGTACAGGTAGGTCATAAGTTCAGCACATTGACTAAGATAGATTCTTTAAGAAGTGTTACAAAAGTTTTAAAACGTAGTAGTGAAACTTCATTTAGTGAAATTGAGGATAGAACTTATGAAGTTCCATTTAGTAGTCCTTTTCCTGTTGAAAGATCATTTGGCACTGAAATACTAAGCCATGAAAGGGGTTCTATAGATTTTGATCGTTTGAATGGTGGAGTTGCTCCAGTGTTATGGAATCATTCAATGGATCAAGTTATAGGTATTGTTCGCAATGCATATTTAGATGAAAAAAAGAAAAAAGGAAGAGCAATAATTGAATTAAGCAGAAATTCTAAGGCTCAAGAAGTTAAAAGAGATATAGACGATAAGATTATAAACTCACTTAGCGTAGGTTATCGCATTTTAGAGATGGAAGAACAAGAAATAGATGGTAATAATGCGTTTGTCGCGGTTCGCTGGCAACCACATGAAATTAGCCTGGTAGCTTCGCCAGCAGATCCGACCGCTACTTTTGGTAGGTCATTAGTTGAACAGAACACTATGCCTAGTGCAAAAAAACAAGATATGATAGAAGATAAGCGTGTATACGCTGCGTCATCTGACGTACAACAAACAAAAACAAAACAATCAACTATGGAAAAAGAGCAACTTGATCTTGAAGTTGTGCGTAGTGAGGCAAGCAAAAAAGCAGCCTCCGCAGAACGCACACGTATAAGAGACATTACTTCAATGTGTAGTAAACGTGGTTATGACGATTTAGCAGAACAGCTAATTAGTAACGGTTCATCTGCTGATCAATGTAGACAGGCAATTCTTGAAAGAATAGATGCAAAGCCTGTTGAAACTGCAAAACCAATTGAAGAGCAACTATCTCCAAAAGAAAGAGAGAGATATGCAAGAGACTACAAGATAACATCTGGATTAAGAGGACTTCTTACAGATGATTGGTCTAATTCTGGAAGTGGTTTTGCTAGAGAGATTTCACAACAGATTGCTAAAGATTCACAAAGATCAAATAGCGGTAGATCATTATTTGTACCTTTTGGAGCATTAGCGAAACGTGCGACTTACGTTACATCAAGTGCTAATACAGGAGGTAACATTGTTGCAACAGATTTACTTGCTGATGACTTTATCGAAGCACTAAGAAACAGCACAGTTATGGTTGGTTTAGGTGTACAAACATTATCAGGTTTAATCGGTGATGTTGCTATTCCTAGAAGATCTGGTGTTGCATCTACTGGTTATCTATCATCTGAAACAGGTGCATTATCACAAGCTGAATCAACATTCGATCAGGTCACAATGACACCTAAGACACTTGGTACATTGTCTAAGTATTCTAGAAATATGCTTATTCAAGCAACCCCTGGAATTGAGGAACTGGTGAGGTCTGATCTCCAACAAGGCATAAATGTTGGAATTGATCTAGGAATCTTAAACGGTACTGGTAGTTCTGGCCAGCCGACCGGCATCATGCAAACCAGCGGTATTGGTTCTGTTGCAATGGGTACTAATGGAGGTGCTATTACAGTAGAAGCATTAGTAGACCTTGAAACAGCGATTATGGAAGATAACGCTGGTGTTAATGCTGATAATATCGCTTACGTTACTAACGCTAAAGTGATTGGAGCATTAAAGAAACTCAGAGCAGGTGGATCTAGTTCTACTGATGGTGCATTTTTAGTTAATACTGATCTTACAGCGATTGGTAGAGGTGGAACACCATTAAATGTAAATGGGTATCCTTTGGCGATGACAAATCAAGTGCCTTCTAACCTTACAAAAGGTAGTACAAGCGGTGAATGTTCTGCTGTTGTTATGGGTGACTTCTCACAGGCTATATTAGGTCTATTCGGATCTGGTATTGAAATAACTGTTGGTGAAGATTCTGATGACTTCGCTAAAAACTTAACATCTGTTAAGGGTGTAGTTGCTTTTGATGTTGCTGTTAGACATGCTCAGTCATTCGCAACGATCTTAGACGTAACCACATAAATAGTTTAATATAGGGGGTATTACACCCCCTTTTTTTTATGAAAATTAAGTGTCTTAAAAATGTTTGTGCTAGTGGCGTTGGTTTAGAAGCTGGCAAAACTTATGATATTTCTACAACTGATGCAAATTTTTTAATAACTATCGGAAAAGCTGAAGAATATAAACAACCAACAAAACAAAAAAAATCTGAATCTAAAAAATAAATGCCTTTTACAGAAGATGCAACTACACAAGATGTTTATTTAGGGGATTTTGGTGTGACCTGTATAGCTGGTAGTACTACTGGACTAGGTGTATTAGAACAACCTGATCAAATACTCGCAGGTGATATGATAATTAGCACTGAATATGAATTATTTACTAAAACTTCAGACTTTGGTTCTTTAGTTGCTACTGACAGTATTACAGTTGATAGTGTTGCTTATACAGTAAGAGATATAAGAAAAGAAAATGATGGTACATTTTGTAGAATTAGCCTACAGAAAACATAATGACTACTAAAAGAGAAACAATATTAGCAAGGATAGCAACAGTATTAGTAAATACTACTGGTGTATCTGATCGTATTTTTAGAAGTCGTACAACAGCATTAACAAGGGCAGAAACACCAAGTATAATTATTGAACCGCAGAATGATGTAGTAGAACAAACAACATCACTGCCAACATTAGATCACACCCTGACAGTAAAAATTAGTGTAGTTGTAAGAAGTTCTACACCACATCAAACAGCAGATCCAGTTGTTGAAAGTTTACATTCTAAGTTAATGGCAGATTTAACACTGAATGGTAATGCTATTGATATACAACCATCAAACACTAATTTTCAATTTATAGATGCAGACCAGGCGGGTGGCATCATTGAATGTGAATATGATATAAGATATAGAACAAATGTTGACGATCTAACTACTTGATACTTACATAATTCTTATAAAGGTTTATTATATAAACATAGTGATCATTAGGTAAATGCCAAAACTTCATAGAAAAAGATCTTTATTAGCAAAAATAGAAAGTAGCTATGGAACTGACCCAACACCAACAGGGTCATCTAATTACGTAGAAGTAGTTGATTTAGAAATTGAACCACTTGCCAGTGATGAAGTAGAACAGGAAACTATAAGACCTTACCCTGGTAATTATCCTGTTTTATTAGCTAATACAAGAGTAAATCTAAGTTTTGGTGTTTATATGGTAGGTTCTGGAAGTGCGGGAACTGCTCCAAAATATGATCCGATTCTTAAAGCTTGTGGTTTAAGTGCGGCTACAGTTTCATCTACATCTGTTACATATACACCTTCTACACTAGCTTCTCAAGATAGTGTGACTTTTATTGTCGATTATGACGGTGTAAGACATAAGGTAACAGGGGCTAGAGGTACTTTTTCTATAAGTTGTGCAGTGAACGAAATACCTAGAATAAATTTTGAAATGCAAGGCATATTTAATACACCTACTGATACTGCTTTACCTACAGTTACAAAGTCATTACAACCTGATCCTGTTTTATTTAAAAACGGTAATACATCTAGTTTCTCTATATTCGGTTTTTCAGCCGCTTTGCAATCATGGGAATTAGATTTTGCTAATGAAGTTATATACAGGGAATTAGTAGGCGGCACAAAAGAAGCATTAATTACAGACCGTAGGCCATCAGGAACAATGGTTGTAGAAGCTGTTGCATTATCAGATAAAAACTTTTTTACAACTGCTACAGGCACATCTACTGGCGGTAATACTTGGGTACATTCTGGCGGTGCTGGTAATATCGTTACTGTGTCTTGTCCACAAACAGATTTAGGACAGCCAACTTACGAAGATAGCGATGGTATAACAATGCTTAATCTTCCATTTTATGCAACTCCTACAGATGCAGGTCAAGATGAATTTAGTTTGGCTTTTACTTAGTTGCTAAGTTATAGAAAAGGGTTTACCCTAGAATATATTATATAAAATTTATGTTTATTTTAAAAAAGGAAGCAACTTTTACGCATCCTATCGTTTTCTATACTCCTTCAGATGGTGGTACTCAAAAAGAAGAAACATTTGACGCTGTATTTAAAATTATTCCACAATCAAGAATAAATGAAATTGGTATACAGGCACAAAAAAAACAAAAAGAATTAGATGAAGGTATTTTTGATGGGGTTAAAATATCTGATTATATGATTGCAGATGAAATCTTAGTTGGTTGGGATGGTATAACAGATACAGAAAAAAATCCTATACCTTTTACAAAAGCAACAAAAAAACAATTATTAGATATTGCTGGCCTTGCAAATATACTTGTTGAAAAATATTTTAATGAAGTTACAAAACAAAAAACAAAAAACTAGAAGGGGCTGCATTATTTTGGTGCGGTGATCGCATTATTGATGAAACACATTTAAGTGATGCAGTCCTATTTGGTAAACCTGTTGAAGAAAAAAAAGAAATAAAAACATTTGAAGTTTTGGAACAAAATTGGTTAGCTATAACAATATTCTTAGATATACAGACTCAATGGAGAATTGATCAGGGTGTAATTTATGCCCTTGATTACAATGTTATAAAATGGATATTTGAATTAAAAAAAGACGAAATAAAAAAACCTTTAGAAATACTTGCTGACTTACAGGTATTAGAGGCTAAAATAGTAGAAATTATTAATAAAGAAAATAAATAATGGATTTAAGCACCTCTTATACAATAAAAGCAAAAGTTACAGGACAGAATGAAATTGGTGGGTTACAGAAAAGTTTAGGCGGTTTAAAAACAAGTACTAATAATACAGCAACAGCAATGAATAAATTAAAAACTGCTGCTAGTAATGCTTTTGGTGTAATGAAAAATTTAGCACCTGCTATAGGTATTGCTGGTATGGGTAAATTAGTGAATGATACTTTGCAGTTAGGTGATCAATTAGAAAAAATGAGCCAAAAGACGGGGCTTGCTGTACCAGTCTTGGATAAGTTAAGACAGGCTGCAGATTTAGGGGGGACAGATTTTAAAACACTAAGTAAAGCCTTTCCAACACTTGCTAAAAACATGCAAGATGCTAGCGATGGTGTTGGTACAGCAAAAGAAGCATTTGATAGGTTAGGAATAGGCGTGACAGGTGTTGATGGCAAGTTAAAGCCATTAGATCAAATGTTTTTTGAGATAGGAGACAAAATAAAAGCAATGGATGATAAGACTTTAGCTGCTGCTAATGCTTCAGAAATATTTGGTACTGGTATTGGGTCAAAGTTAATTCCAATAATGAATCAAGGTAGTGAAGCCATTCAAGGATTAAGTACTGGTTTCACTCAATTAGGTGCTGAAAGAATGGCTACTTTTAATGATGACGTTGCACAAATGGGTGAAAAATTTAATGTGTTAAAAGTACAATTAACAAGTGCTGTATTACCAGCATTAGAAAAACTTGTTGAAATAATAACATCTGGAGTAGAAAAATTTACTGCATTACCTGGCCCAGTAAAAGCTATTAGTATTGCTTTAGGATTACTTTTGCCAGTAATAGTAACTTTAGTGCCTTTAGTTGGTGCTATGGTTATTTCAATTAAAGCAATAGCAGCTATAAAATTAGGTGCTATGTTTGCTGCAATTGCACCAGCAATAGCAGGACTTATGCCAGTGATTGCACCTTTTCTAATTGGTGGAGCAATAATAGCTGGTCTAATGGCTTTGGGTAAACTTATTGGAACTGTTGCAGGTCATATATTTGTTAATAGAGATAAGATAGGTGAAGCAATGAAAGCAATAGGTAATTTTTTATTAGCACCATTTAGAGGTTATGCAGAATTTGTTACTAATGTTTTTAATGGTGTTGTTGGAGGTATAAAAGCAGCTATAAATAGTATTCCTAACATTGTGCAATCAGCTATATCTGCAGCTACAGCACCATTAAGATCATTTCTTAATTTTATAAATAGAATTTTACAAAAGCTTAGAAACTTAAGAAATAGAAGAAATAATACTAGTGGTGAAGGTTCTGGTACTCCAATGGCTGCAGGTGGCGTTGTTTCAAGTCCAGAATTAATTTATGCAGGTGAAGCTGGTAGTGAATACATAGTACCCGCAAGGAAAGCAGGTGCATTTAGTAGGAATTATTTAGCAGGTATGCGAGGTAGTGCCGCAATCCCAAGATTTGCGGATGGTGGTTACATCTCAAGACCTAATGTTAATATAACAACAGGGGCAGTAACACAAATGGATGGCACTAATTTTATAACTACAAATGATTTAACAACAGCAGTACAAAGTGGAATAGATCAAACATTAAATATACTTCAATCTGATTTAAGGGCTAGGAGATCATTAGGTTTATCATAAATGGCTGATTTCGATATATTAACCTTTTTAGAATATTATTCTGATAAAAGCAATGTTTTAAACAGCAGTAATAAAAGATCTCCTTCTATTGCATATCAAAATTTCTATCAATCAGCACAAAATTTAACAGCAGATTCAGAAATTGATCAAAATATGAATTTTACCTATTTAGCGTTTGATGCTAGTGGTTTTGCATCAACTGAAGCATCTAGCATTAGTGATTTAACTATTAATTTAGCAGCTACAGCTACAATTATTGATTTGACTGATACTGCAATAGGTGGCGATAGTCTTGTAATAGCTTCTTTATATACTCAATCTATAGGACAAGATGCTTTTAGTAATAGTGCTTCTCTTATTTGTAGATTTAATGGAACTATTGAAAACGCATCTATAAATGATTCTACTGTTACTTGGACTGTAAGCCCTGCAATATCAAAACAAAAAGCACAAGTTCCATCTAGACGTATAAGCAGTGATCTATTAGGTAGGTTTGTTACAACATGAATACTTTTATTTTTGCAATAGATATTGAAGCAACCTTAAAAGATGGTACAAAAATTACTGATGCAAAAGGTTTTGTAGAAAACAATAAAAGGATATATAAAAACAAAGAGGGTAATATATTAACAGGATCTACAAAAATAAAAACATTTGATTTTGTTTCATTTGTTGTAACTCCAGAAATACTAAACTTTATAATGTCTTTGGAGTATGAATAATGCCAAGAACATTTTCTTTTATTATTGGTGCTAGAGGTGTAAAACCTGCATTTACAGGTAATGCACAAAGTAAATCTGATGTTAACCAAGATTCTCAAAAATTAGATGATAGTTTAGATAATGTAAAAAAACCTAATGCAGATTTAGATAAAGCACAAAAAATAGCACAATCAGGTGAAACAGTACCTATTGTATTTGCTAAAAGATCAAATAATATTGGTGGTGTTTGGATGCAACCTAGTTTAATAAAAGCTGGTTCATCTAGTTTTGTTCAAAAATTATTATTTGTTATATCACAAGGAGAAATAGCAAGTACACCTATTAAATCAAAAGCATTTACAGGGTTAAAAAAACTAACATTCCTAGATGATACAAGTATTTCATTAAGTCATTTATATAATACTGCTGCAACACTCGCTAGTAGTCCTACAACATGCCCTATTTCTAGTAGTGGTTTATTTTGTGGTAATGACATATACAGTTATTTAGTAGAATTAGATAAAGCATCTTCTGGTTCGTCATTAGAAAATACACCTGATTTAGCAAAAGATTTTTTTTCACAAAAGGTAAAAACTTTTGGTACTGGTGATACATCTAATACAACTTATACTACTAGTTTACAGGTTTTTGATGCTGAAACAGGAGCTAACGTAACTACAAATTATCAAAATATATTTTTACAGGCATCAAATATGCAATTTATAAATAATACAAGATTTGATTCTAATTTTAATGTCATTGGTGGTAAAACAGTTGGAACAATACAAGATCTTAACGCTGATTTTAATAATGGTAATTTATTTGCACCTACAACTGGTTCGAGCTTATCTAACCTACAGCAAGTAAGTGGTGGACGTACAAAATTTATTTTTAAAAGTACTTTTGTTTCACTAAATACTCAAACAAATACAAATAATCCAGCAAGTACAGGAACATTAGAAGGAACTCAAGTTGAATACGCTATAAGTCCTACTTCTACACTTACAAATAATTCAAATAATAATTCTTCATTTGCAGATATAACATTCTTAGCATCTAGTGGGAATCTTTATGAAACACCTTCATCTGGTACTTTTCCTACAACAACAAAACAACTTTATATCTTTTATGAACAGGGTGTAAAAGTAGATTTATTTAGTAGTGGTTTATCTGGTTCAAGTTATACAGTAGGTGCTAGTAATCAATTTATAGATTTAGCTATGCATTTATTTAAGCTTTATAAAAAAATTGATGGCAATAATACAGCAACAATTGTTGCACCTGTAGAACTATCTAATTTACAAAATCTTTCTAGTTTTTGTACTAACAATAATATGTTTTTTAATGGCATATTATCTAAATCAATAAATATAGTAGATTTTATTACTAATACTTCACCATTTTATCTATTATCTTTCTTATCAGTTGGTGGTAAATATCAATTTGCACCAATACTACCAATCAATAACAGTAATCAGATAGACACAACAGCACTTACTCCAGTAATTACATTCACTGAAGCAAACATTATTCAAGGTACATTCAAAAAATCTTATTTAGGAGTAGAAGAAAGAAGAAATTTTATTGCTAATTGTATTTATACAGAATGTACACCAACAGAAATTGCAAGACGTAAAACAGTTAGTGTAAAATTTTCAACAACTACATTAGATGCACCTACTGAACAGTTTGATATGTCAGATTTTTGTGCTGATGTTAATCACGCTATTTTGTATGCTAAATATGAATTATCAAGAAGAAAACATACAACACATAACATAGCTTTTTCAACTGCTTTATTAACAACAACACTTATACCGACAAATATTATAAAATTACAATTACAAAGAAAAAATAGTGTTGGTGATGATAGAACCGAAATAGAATATTATCAAGTTAGTAGTATTACATATGATAATGATGGTGTTAGCAATATAGAAGCGGCACATTTTCCACTTAATAATAGTAATATTGCGGAAATATCTAACGAAATATCTACAGGCTCTTTTACAGTTTTGCAATGACTACTTTTCCAGCATTAGAGCCAGAAACAAGGGCATTAATCTATGGAGATTATCCCCAAAACATACATGAAGGATTAAGTGGTGGTAATGTAAGATTTTTAGTTGGTGCAAAAAGACTTGTTCAAAGATTAACTATTACATACGAATATTTAACAGAAACCGAAGCTCAGAATTTATTAAATCATTACAATGGACAGAATGGATCTATAGAACCTTTTAATTTATCAACAGAAATATGGGCAGGTTATTCTACACCTCCTGTAAGTAGTAGCAGTTATAAGTGGAGGTATGCACAATCTTTTCAAATTAGCATTTCATCCCCTAATAGATATAGTACGTCTATAGAATTAATTAGCGTTCCTATTTAATGGCTACTTTTCCTTCTATCGTTCCCACTACAAGACTTTATACGCCTGGTGATTTTCCTAGTGCAATTCAACAATCATCAGACGGTACAACTACAGGTTTTAGGCGTGGTAATAGACGTATAAATCAAACATTACAGTTGAGTTTTGATAATTTAACGGAAAGTCAAGTTACAGATATAAGAACTCATTATGATGGTCAAAATGGTAGCTTTGAGATATTTTTTCTTTCGTCAACTACTTGGAGCGGATATAATTCACCTCCTGTAGCTTTAGTATCAGATTTTGCATGGCTATATGCAACACCACCAACAATATCGGATGGTATTACAAGCAAATGGAATGTTGAGATTGAATTAGTTTCTGTACCAATTGATATAGGTGATTTAATATATGATGCTGGTGATTCTTCTAATACTGCAAGACAATATATATTAGATGCTTTAGATAGTAGTGCAACACCAGCACGGACTAATATAATAGATGCAGGGTCTTCTGTTTAAATATGACTATTACATTAACTGCATTACAAAAACAAAGAAGGGATACTGCTAGTAATTGGACATCAAATAATACTGTTTTATTAGCAGGTGAATGGGGTATAGAATCAGATACTAAAAAATTTAAGATAGGTGATGGATCAACAGCATGGCAAAGCTTAGATTATGTGCCAATTCCTGATGCTAATAGATCATTGCCTGGTAACTTGACTGTTGAAGGAGATTTTACAGTAAATGGTACGACTACAACAATAGACACTACAACTCTTTCTGTAGAAGATAAAAATATAGAATTAGGCAAAGTATCCACGCCATCAGATACAACTGCTTCTGGAGGTGGTATTACATTAAAAGGTGCAACAGATAAAACTATAAACTGGTTAGATTCCACTGATTCATGGACTTCTTCTGAACATTTTTCAGTATCAGGTCAAAAAGAATTCAGATATTTAGATAGTGATTCTTCACATCATGTAGGTTTTAAAGCACCTGCTACTGTTACATCTAATCTTGTATGGACATTGCCAGCATCAGATGCAAGTGTAAGTGGTTATGTTTTAGCAAGTGATGCTAGTGGAAATTTAAGTTGGGTAGATCCTGGTTCTAGCACTAACCCTGCCTTTACAGGTAATTTAACACTTCAAAATGATGGAAATATTAGAGGTTTTGCAACATTACAGGCAACTTATACTGGTTCTACAAAAACATTAGCTATAACTGTAGCTGCAAAAACTGCGGCTCATAGATATAACGGAACTGGTTCTAGTAATGGTTATAAGGTGGATGGATATGAAGCTCCTTTTATAACACTGACACCAGGAAGGACATATAGATTAGACCAATCTGATTCTTCTAACAGTGGTCATCCAATTGCATTTTATTTAGAAGCAAATAAAACTACAGAATATACAACTGGAATAACTTTTTATGCTGACGGTTCAAAAGCTAATTCTTCTGCATATAACAGTTCTTTTAATAGTGCATCTACTAGGTATGTAGAAATAGAAGTAACAGATACAACACCATTAATTTTGCACTATATGTGTATAAATCATGCACATATGGGTAATAGTGTAAATAATAATTCTAATGTAGTTAATTTTAATGATTTACTTAATAAGCCAACTGTACCTACTAATAATAATCAACTTACAAATGGTGCTGGCTTTATTGATGGTTCAGCTTTAAATGCAAGTAATCTAAGCAGTGGAACTGTACCTGACGCTAGATTTCCAGCGACTTTACCAACAGCATCTGCTACAAATTTAACATCTATACCTGCTGCAAATATTACTGGTACATTACCAGCTATTAGCGGTGCAAATCTTACTAATTTAGATGCAGATGATTTAGCAAGTGGCACTATACCGGATGCCAGATTCCCTGCAACATTACCTGCTGTAAGTGGTGCAAATCTTACAAACTTACCGTCTGGGGGTTCTGGTACAACTGGAGGAGGAAGTGATGAGTTATTTCTAGAAACTGATCAAAATATGACGCAAGATTACCAATTAACTGCAAATAAAAATGCCTTAACAATATCACCTGTTATAAATAGTGGAGTTACTTTAACAGTGCCAAACAACGCAATTCTTGTTATTCTTTAATTATGGATACTATTAATACGGATGAATAATTTATGCCAATAACAATTAACGGAAACGGAACTATTACAGGAATCTCAACAGGAGGTTTACCCGATGGTTGTGTAGATGCTGATACTTTAGCTAGTCCACTTGCTAATCAAGGTATAACCATGATTGATCGGTATAGTCATAACTCTGGTCACGGTGCGGCTTTTAATAATGTGATTACAAATTGGACTAGAGGTACAACTTCTTCTACACAATTAGATACAAATTTAGGAACAGGAATGTCAGTCTCTAGCGGTGTATTTACTTTCCCTCAAACTGGCATGTATTTAGTTTTATTACATATGCAAGTTTTATTTCAAGGTACAGCAGACCAAGCAGTAGAAATCAGATTAGCTACAACACAAGATAATGGAACAGATAGTTTTGCAACTCATTACACAGTAGCTAGAACTGCTGATAACACGACTAATTTGCATCATTATTTACAAGCAAACACACAAGCAGTCTTAGATATTCAAGATGTATCAAATGAAAAATTTAGAATTGAAACTGCTAGTTTTGCTGCTACATCTTCATTGTTAGCAAATGGTGGATATTATGCTAGTGGTTTACATATTATTAGATTAGCAAACACTTAATTATGAGCCAGATCAAACTAAAACATAGCGGTGGTAATTCAGTAATCATAGCTGCACCAGATAGTAACCCTGCGTCTGATCGCACTCTTAAATTACCTAGTGATGGTGATGGTACTATCCTTACAACTAACTCTGCTACTGGTAAAATTCTTCAAGTTGTACAAGCTGTAAAAAATGATACAGCTACTTTTACAACAACAAGTTTTACAGATATTACAGGTCTTTCCGCTTCAATTACTCCAACTTCTAGTAGTAATAAAATTTTAGTTGAAGCAAGTGTGTTTGGCAGTACAAGTAATAACGTAATTTCGCTTAATCTTGTTCGTGGAAGTACAAATATAGCTCAACCTAGTGCTACTTCAAATAATAACGCAACTACGCATAGCTACGTTGCTTATGATAGTATGCACTCAATCAACTTTTCTTTTTTAGATACACCACCTGATACAAACTCACAAACTTATAAGATACAGGTTAAAGGAGTTAATACACTTCTAATTGCTATTAATAGATATGTAACAACTGATTACTATGCAATTAGTACGTTAACTCTTAAGGAGGTAGCAACATAATGGGTTTAGATCACGAAGCAATAAGAAAAGCTTATCCGTCTATAACAACAATTGATGATTCTTTTGTTAATTACGGCTTAGATAAAGATGGAAATAAAGTTTCAATAGTTCAATCAAAAATTGATGCTGCAAGAACTGAACTTAATACTGCTGCTGCTGCTATCAAGTATCAAACTGACAGGACAACTGATGGTGAAACAACCTATGATACTTATGGTAATCAGCTAGACATGATCTATTCAGACTTAGTTGCTGGCAAGTTTGACACAACTGGCACATGGGCTACCCACATCAAAGCTGTAAAGGACGCTAATCCAAAACCATGAGTGAAATCAAAGTAAATTCGATAAAAGGGGTAGGAGCTACGGCTGCTGCTATTACCGTAAATAATTCTGATGGAACGTGTACTGCCAATATTACTAATAACCTAAGTAATAGACGACTCACAATAAATGGAGCAATGACAATAAGTCAACGTGGTACGTCAAGTACAGGCACAGGTTATCAAACTGTTGATAGATTTAGTGTTAGTACAAATAGTAATGATGAATCACCTACATCAGCACAGGTTGATGTTGCTAGTGGAACAACACCATACATATTAGGTTTCAGAAAAGCATTAAGAATGACAAATGGAAACCAAACAAGTGGTGCTGGTACTCCTGATATTGTTAGTTTTAACTATCGTTTAGAAGCTCAAGATATTGCAAATAGTGGTTGGAATTATACTTCATCAAGTAGTTATATAACATTATCTTTTTGGTGTAAAAGTAGTGTTGCTCAAAACTTTTTTGGTCATTTAAAAACTACTGATGGAACTGCATACAATTATCCTTTTGAAACAGGTTCATTGTCTGCTGATACTTGGACAAAAATTACAAAAACAATTCAAGGAAATAGTAATTTACAGTTTGATAATGATGAGAATGAGGGTTTAAAAATAGTATGGTTTCAATTTGCAGGAACAGATAGGACAGCGAGTAGTGCAACACTAAATCAATGGGCAGCTTATGATGCCGCAGCAAGAACACCAGATCAGACCTCTACTTGGTACACAACAAATGATGCGACATTTGAACTTACAGGAGTTCAATTAGAAGTAGGCAGCTTTGCAACAGATTTTGAGCATAGGTCATTCGGTCAAGAGCTTGCTTTATGTCAGAGATATTTTTATCGGTTTACTGCTGATAATGGAGATTTAATGGGACTTGGTATGTCAGTTAATGCTAATAACCACTACATGCTTATGCGTTTTCCACAACCTATGAGAATAATACCAAGTTATACAGGATCAAGTGGTACTAATCTTTATTTTCTTACTCAGAATACTACTGGTCTTATTGATACTTCAAATATGGTTATAGCAATACCACCCACGACACCGAATCCTGACATGTGCATAATGTATGGCAATACATCAGGTACTGGAACTGCTGGTCAGGCTGCTCTTGTACAATCACAGTCTGATGGAATTAAAATGAGTTATTCTGCGGAGCTTTAATTATGGCAACACGTTACAAACTAAATAAAGATATGCTCGACATGGATGGTAATACAATTATGCCTGTAACAGCAATAACAAGAATAGAGGATGATGGAACTATCACTTGTATTCCTAAATGCGAAGGAAACACCGATTACCAACAATACCTTGAGTGGGTAGCAGAGGGAAACACAGCAGAGGAGGCTGATTAATTAGTCTTATGTTGCATCTGCCTTGTCATAAGGCTCATAGTGACGTACAGAGGTGCTAATGCCATAATTCCTACAAAAGTTATTATAGTGACAGGTACTAAGGCTCTAGCAAAAGCTTCTCTCATAATATGGACGAAATATACTACCCAAACTTACCAAATACTGAATATATTCTCAATCCACCTAAAACAATTTTTTACCCTCCCCAAGCGGAAGTACCTTATCTAGATCCAGTTCTTTTACCGAGTCTGGAACAAGTTCAGTCGGGTTTAGCAGAAGAGAAGGCAAATACTTCTTCAAAAGGAAAGGAGCAAGACGAGGAAGTAACAGATATAAAGCCAGAAGTGATCCCAACGAACCTGCCAAAAAACTTAGAAAATACTTCAACAGAAGAACCTATAGCTACTTTTAATGTACCGTTCTTTGGTGATTTTCCAATACCTGCACCAGAAGTTATAGCTTCTAGTGTTATAGCAGCAGGTACAGCTAGTGTTGTTAGTGTAGCTGGTGGTATCGCTATGCAAGCTGTAATAGGGCAAATAAAAAAAATATTTAAGAAGATATTTACTAAGGTTTTGAAGAAGGAAGTAGCTAATGTAAAGGAAAAAATGACAAACAAAAAAGATAAGTTACAATAACTAATATGAGGTAATCTCCAAAATCCTAACGGACTAGGTAGACAATGCCTTATTTTCTTGTTTTAAAAAGGTTTGGATTAGCTTTTACATAACTTCTTATATTTATTACATCACTACAAAGGTTTGCATAAGGTGATTTAGGATTAATCATATAACCGCTTGCATGAAGCTGTGAACACTTCAGAATACGAACAAGATTCTTATCATATATGTTTTTACTTAATTCTTCTTGAGCTAGTTTTAGTTTTACTTTTGATAGTTCGTTACAAGTTTTATTATCTCCAAGTGGTATCATAAAGCTCATTTGTACTCCCCAACCTTCATTAATGCTGTAAGTCTCTTCTCCCTGAGCATCATTTCCTGTATAGAAAGGAGTTACAGCCATTGTAGGTTGACTACAAATCAAGTTTCCAAACTGTTGTTTACCTGTCATTCCATTATTAATATTCATATTCTGATTAATTATTGATGAATTACCTACAGCATTAGGTTGAGCCTGTACATTAGTATCGCCTTCGGCTTTTACCTGGTTACTGGCTAAACACAGACAAGCTAGTAATAACGCTTGTAGTCGTGATTGCATCATTCTGTGTGATCTGCTCGGTTAGCTGTGAAGCTGCTCTTGTTGTAGTAGTCAATGACCAATCAGCACTATTATCTGTTGGTGTAAAGATAGCGTCTGAATGTGCTATACCACCACTAGAAGCACTTGTAACTGTGATATTAGAACCTTCCCAAGTGTTTATAGCAGATCCGTACTTTTCTGTAACTATAGACCTTGTAATGGTTTGTGTAGTGTTCTCTGTTCTATTGCTTGAACCAGTAGTCCAAGAAGGCACTCCATTGGCATATACAGGACTAAACAAAAACAAAGACATTAATAATAGCTTTTTCATTTTGAATCTTTTGAATCAATGACTTCTGCCCCCTCAATACGAAGCGGTGTTATCACTCTTATAGTTTGAACCATACCTTGATTTTGAGCAACCTTATCGTCTTTTTTGCTACCTTTTTTTGCTTGCTCAAGCCCAAATGAACTAAGTGCCGTAGCTAGTAAGCTTGCAGGGAATGTTATATCTTGCTTTTCTCCTGTAGTTAAACCTGGTATTTTAGGCAAGTAGTTACTTGTGACTAGAAGGCCACTCCAAAAAACTACTAAAAGTCTTACTGCTACTGAAATATATTCAAATTGTTCTTCCTTATCGTCAAATTTCTCTTTAAGCTTTTGTAGTGGATTTTTACCTTTTTGCTCTGACATAAGTTTTTAATCTATAATAGCTATAAATTAAGGTACAGAAAAGTGATAGAAGTAATAGCGGCAGTAGGTGGAGCTTTACTAACAGCTTGTTTTGTTTCTGTTGGTTCTATTTCCTACAGAGGAAGACAATCAAGAGATGATCTTGTAAGAAATACAACTGCTATAGAATTACTTTCAGATAAAATTGACACTATGCACGATGATATGAGAGAAGTTTTTCATAGACTCAAAGAAGTAGAATTAGCTGTTGCTGAAATAAAACCAAGAAGATAAAATACCACTTTATAGGTGATGGGGATAGAGGATAAAGTGGTAAATGTTCAATTTAAATTTAACGTCTAGAATATGTTTGTAAAGAAACACAATTATCATGGTACGAATTTTTAAGCCAATACTTCTTGCATTCATAAAGTCAAAAGCAATGAAGAAACTAATAATAGATTTATTAGAAGCATTAGTAAAACAGACAGATAATACCTTAGATGATCAGGCAGTAGATTTTATTAAGGCTAGATTATACCCTAATTCAACTAGAGGATTGCAATAAAAAACCCCTTTAATAGGGGTTGTGTATTGGTTCTTAGTTTGATTTATGCAAATGAACTGTATAAACCATTTTCATACTTAACAACTAAGAATGTTTTTGTACCTCTTTGCTTTCTTACTGTAAATTGTGTTCTGTCGTTTCCTTTGTGTGTATAGTTTTCTGCTTTTAGAACTACGTATTGTCTGTTTCTGATTGTGATTGTGTTTGTCATTTAGAAGACCTCTCGGTTGTGTATATATATAGTATATAACTAGGGTATACCCCTATAAAGGTTATGTTACAAACTTGTAATAATTAGTCGGGAGATTGATCAAGTCCAAATAATTACCTTGCCCTGTCTTTCCTATGTGTTGCGATAGGTTTTTTATAACTTTCAAGTTAGCATAGAACTTATAAGAATACTAACTATCAGGCTTCCCGACTATAAATATTATGTAAGTTTATCGTAATACTTACAACGATTGATTTGAGTAGAGGTACGGCAAAGGGAAACGAAGCACTACGATGCAAAGGGCGGGACAAAAAGCTGAAATGTTGAGATCACTTCGCAAACTTATTAAGTCATAGAAGTGTTAAAGACAGTTTTAATCGTAAACTGACAACGATTGTGAGGAGTGACGTTAAGGCGAAAGAAATTGAGATGTTTCGAGATGAAAGGTGGCGAGTGACGACACGTTGACGCAAGTAGCTGGGCGATGAGAAGACAGAAGGTGCGAAAAAGATATGAATGGAGTCGCTAAGAAGATTTCTTAAACTCTGACTTTTCAATTAAAGACTTAGGAAGTCTTTCTCCTTTTCTCTGCAATTGCAAAGATTCTTTTCTAGCACCATCAGCAGCAGAAGCTATAAACGCATGATGTATCTGTTTAGTTTCTAAATCACGTTTTTTTGCTTGGTCTAAATTAGTTTGGTCTATGTGTGTAAATAACCTACGAGTATGCCGATGATGTTTTTTGATACCTGCATTTGCTTGGGCTGCTGAATAATCAACAGCCTCTTTATCAGTAAGTACAACTAAAGAACCTTTTACTTCTTTTAAAACAAGTGGTCTGTTAATGCCTTCACGGAGTTTTTCAATGTTAGCTTTAACAGTAACCATACTAAACTTATCCCATTCCTTTTTTGGATAACAAGTATTCCAATAATCTAGAATGTGTTCTTCTGGTATAAGATCACCTTTTTCAAGTGATCTCCAATCAATGCCGTCAATTCTTGGGTTTGACATTATTCTGCTACCTCCACTAATTCAGATGAAGAAAATCTACCAAATCGAGGTCTCCATGTACCTAAACCTTCTGCTTTACCTGCCATTGTAATGATTCTATTTAGTTGAGATACACTTAATATCTCATCATCAACCATTAGTTCAAAAGTACATTTCCAATCTGGAAATAATAACCTCTGAACCCAAACACCTCTAGATGTAAATGCTGTATTAGAAAAATAACTTTGATCTTTTGTGTACATTTCTAAAGCATCTTTTGAACCTTGATATTCAATTATAGGGTCATTAGTAACAACAACAGAACGTAAAACATCTTTACCTAGTTTCCATTTTGTTGCAGCATTTCTTAGGCAACGTAAGAAGTTAGCACCAGGCATATATGGGTCAGAAAATCCATCAAACTCAATAGAGTTTTTAGTTTCGTTTACTTTTACTTTTCCTTCTTGTTTCCAATAACCAGAGAAGACCCAATCTAATGCTCTAAGACATAAATGATCTTCATCATTCTTCTTCTTTTTACTTGAAAAAAATGCTTTTTGTTTTGCACCTGTACCTAATGGGTCAGAGTTTTGAACGTTTGAACAAAGTAAGCCAGCAGTACCATTAACTGTTACTTGATAGCTGTTTAGTGCCATAATAAAATACCTTAACGGAATGAGTGTGTAAATCCTTAACGGATATGTATAGACCTTTTATAGTCATATCTAGGACTAATTTTTTTATTTGTTTACCTCCTTACAGGCTAGTTCTATACCTGCATTACAATCCATTACTGTCATGTCATATAGAGAAGATGAGAGGGCTGTATAAAACAACCCTGACGCTGCTAACATCATTAGAAAGTTAGACATTATGCTACCTCCTTTGCGTTAAATAAATCTGTTCTTGATGCGTCATCTAAGATGTTAAAACGTACACCCTTAGCCCTTCTGTTCCAACCTTTAGGAGCAAGTACATCACCTGTTTTTTGATCTACAAAACAAAATACTCTGTCATCTGCATCTACTCTTACATAACTACAATCTGACTCTTTATCCCATTTTGATATTCTGTGAAACTTAGTACCCCAACAGATTGAATAATGTATATCTGTATCTGCTGCTAATTTGCTATTAAGAGTATTACATAACTCTTGAGTATAGTTTGTGATTGTTTGAGTGTTAGACATTTTGGAAAACCTCTCGGTTGTTTGGTACATTCTTAATATACATCAGGGGTATACCCCTATAAAGGTATTGTTAACAAATGGTAACAAAAGAAAAACCCTCTATAAAAAAGGGCTGTTATTTAAACTGCATTAAATTATTAATACCAATGCTCTACATAACTAAATTTAACACCTACTTTTTCTAGCTTATCAATTATTCTTCTAGCTGCTGCTGCAACTTTACCTCCATACTGTGGGCTAACATCTTCTGCCCTATCCATAGTGCTGCCAGATAAGCAATCATCTAAAACCATTTTATCAATCTTATCTAGCTCAGGTAGTGTTTTGTATTTTTCAAGATGCCTGTAAAGTTTATGGCAGCTATCCTCTACTGCTTGTTCTGGATATACTTCACGTTCAACAGTACGTCCATCTTTTTCTTTTGAGTATTCTATAATTATGTCCTTAGTTTTATTGCGATCACCATACATTTTTATAAGGTAATCCTCGTAAAAATCACAAGAACATTCAACAATACATTCTTCTGGTCTGTCAGTAATAATTTCTACTTCCAGTTGTGTAAATTTTGTTGTCATTGGAAACCTCTCGGTTGTTTGGTACATTCTTAATATACATCAGGGGTATACCCCTGTCAACTTCTTTTAGGATATTCTTTTATATATTCTTGTATTTTTGATTTATAATATTTCTTTTCTGTTTTATTTCCTAAAAAATAAAAATATCTACGCTTACTTTTTTGCGGTATAAATTTTGCATCAGGAAACATTTTTAGTATTTCTTCTTTTTTTTGCGTACCTAATTTTTGCCTTATTGATCTTGCACCATACAATTTACCCTTTATTTGTACCCCAAATCTATCATTATCTCTATCATGTACTTTAGGGTTATTTTCTCTCATAGACCCTATATATGTAAAATTACAGGCTTGATAAATTGTACCTATTTCACCCGCTAACTCATCAACAGTTGCAGTTACTACTTTATATTTATCAGGAAGCATTTTCATAGATTGTGTTATTAACTTACTAGCACTATGTGGGTGTGACCAATGAACACAAGCACCTCTACTAAGTAAAATAATTTTTCCTGTATAATCAAATTTATCCCAATGCCCTAAGTTTTCACTATATTCTGTACTATAAACAACTGCACCACCTAAATTACCTTCAAAATATATGCCATAACAATACTGAACCATAGCGGGCATACATTGTAGCCATTCATATCTTTTAATTAAATTTGTAGCTGTTCTAACGTCTATTTCTTGTACAACTGCTTTTTTAATATCTGTATCTACATTTTCCCACCACCTACCAAAAAGATTATGAGCATCCTCTTTTTCCATCTGATCTTTTATAAGCTTCTGGTGTGCAATCATTTTATTAATCTTGCATACTGTTGAATTGTTAATACAACACGCCAGTTATCACCCTCTGCACATCCTGGCCTTTTTTTATATCTGACTAATGTTGCTGCATATTTTACATTTGCGTTTATTCTTTGCTGTTCAGCTTCTCTAGGCTTTTGTAATACAGCAGCGTTTGTTTCTTTCCAATTAGCTACCTGTAAAACAGTATCAGGAATACCAACTAAATCACCCTTATCTTTTTCTTGACCTGCTCCAAAACGTCTTTCAACTTCATACCCTGTAAATTTTGTTAGAAGTGCGGCTGCTTCCCTCTCTGCTGCATCACCTTTTATTTTTGCTTTATTTGTCATTTTTCTAATTCCTGTATTTGTTTTTTTATATTTTCATATTCAACAATATATTCCTTAGTTTTAAATTCTGATTTATGAGTAAACATATATCTGTCATCTAACGCAGCTAGTTGTATATATAAATCTTTCAACAAATCTTTTTTTCTTTTCTTAAATTCATTATTTAATAAATCTTCTTCTTTTGTTGCTTTTGACCAATAAAGCACTAAATCAAAAAGCTCTTTTATTCTTTTTAACGCTGTTTCTATCTTTTCCATTTTGTTCATCTAATACTCCATGAATAACTTGTATCCTGTTTTTTTGCTATCCCTTCTTCTCTTTCATACTGTTCTTTTTCTTCTATTTCGTCTTTTATCTCTTTTTTATATTTTGTTAAGTCAGCACTATAATCCCATTTCTCAGGGTTACGTTTTCTAATAGCTTGTATCCCATCAATTTCAAATTTGTTCAATATAAATCCATCATCAAAATAATTTTCTAAAATAACTTTCCTAGCGTCTATTTGATTTTGACATTCTTTCTTTTTATTTTGCCAATCTTTAAGCTCTTTTAGTAGCTGCTCTGGTTGTTGATTCATAGTCTAAAAAAATGTAAATTCAGATTGTTCTGTTGCTTCATAATCATCGGGTAATTGATAAATAAATTCTAAAAAGCATCTTGCTACTCTCATAATATGTGGATCATCGAAATTACAAAGCCATTTTTGCATTTCAATATAATCTAGCTCATCTTCATAATCCATAATTTGTACAATCTGTTTTTATATTAAAGGGTATACCCATGCATAACGCAACCCCTATTTTAATTCTAATTCCTTTTTTAAATACTCAGTTCTGCATACTTCATAATCATACATACATTCTTTTGGGCTATATTCTTCTGTCCTAATTTCATCTGGTGTTATATAAATAACTCTACAAGAAAATAAATCTAATTCATTAAAATTTTGATTTAACAGCGATACATAACCACCAATCTGCAACCTATGATTTTTCTTTTTATATTTATCTTGCGTTTTAAAATCGGCTAAACAAAGTAATCCAGTTTCTTTATGCTGTAACACTGCATCTAGTGTACCTGCTATATCATTAACCCTATCAATCATTCTTAACTCACTAGCAACAATATTCCACGTATTCCACATACGATAATTAATTAAATTTTTTATCCATTTTGTATATTTTTTTGCATAAGATAAAGCTAAATCTATATCTTTTGTTTCACTCCATATTTGTATTGCTTCATGTATAGCTGTACCCCTTTCTGCGGCCTTTTCCATGTTTTTATTAACAAAAGCATTAGGTCTTACAACTTCACTTACAGACCTTGCAACATATTTATTATTTTTTAAATCATAATATCTATGTTCATCAGGATAAAATTTTACAAATTGATCCCTAGCTAAAATATTTTTTATATTCACTTGTTAATGTTCCATTGGATCAAAGGTAACTTTGCCAGTAATAGGGTTTTTATATTTAGGTAATTTATGCTTCGGTATTAGTGATCGTGCATTAGCTTTTGTTTTTTCTAAGAAGATCCATTTACCTGTTTCAGTGCATTTATCGTAGCCCATTGCTATTAACCACCCTTCTGTAGGTTTATCTAAGTCTTCTGGTTTTAGTAAACCTTTACTGATCATTTTATTTAGTAATTTTTTTACATTATTTTTTGAAATAAGTTTTTCCATCAGTTGTTAATAATTCCAAAATCATCAAAAGTAGTTACCTGTTGTGCAGGGTGTTTTATATTATCAGATTCATTATTATATTTATTTTTTCTTTTTAGCTGTTCTTCATAATTAGCCATTTTTAAACCTTTCCATGTGCCATCTAATATACCCATTTCTAACTGTTCTACAACAACATGTTCACCATATTTTTTTATAAACTTATTTATTTCTGTAATCTGCATTTTCCACGCATTATCTGATTTACTACCTTTTTTTACTTGCCAGAAATTATAAATAAGATTTTGTAAATGTAATAAATTATCTGGTATGGCCTTTTCTTGTTTTTCTTTTTTATTAATTTTTTCTTTTTGTTCTTTTGGTTTTAATGGTTTAGTTTCTAGTTTGTTTATCTCTGAATCATTCTTATTTTTATATATATAGTTAATCACAAAGTTGTTATCTTGTCCATTTTGTTTAAAAGCATCTAAACCCATTTCTAGAATGATATTTAAAAATGATGTGCTGTTAATGATTCTGGGCTTAAATTCCATGATTTCATTGACGAGTTCCTTGTTTAAAGATGGTCGGAAATTGACATTTTTTGACATTTTTTGACATTTAGTGTCCACCAACTGTACATTTGTTGTCATTAATTGGCAGAATACGCTATATACATTGAATTAAATCTTAACATTACACTAGATATATGTTAGTATATGGTCATAAGTCATTAATCTATGTACAACGGATTAGCTGACAAGAAAAAGCATATACAGCAACTTAGGGATGAGTTGTTAGGAGTTAACGACCCATTCGAGTTATTGGCAGAAGTTATAGCAGATAATCAAAGGCTTAGAAATATTATTAACAACCATGATTGCAAGAAGGGTATACTCTAGGTATACTAACAATAAGTTACTTATAACTTGCTTTGTATTTTGTGTAGCTTCAAGGTGTTACCCGATTGCAACCTCTAACCCTCTCTAGTTAGAGCAAAGGACTGCCATAAATGGTGGATTGATCTGGCAAGTTTTAAGTAACCCTAAAAATTTATTTTAAAATGACAAAAGAAATAACAAAAGCACTTTGTAAGTTTATAAAAGAAGTTGGCACTATTGAAGAAAAAGATACTGCACAATATGGTAATTTTGCTGATCTTTCTACAGTGCTTGCTACTGTTAACCCTGTATTATCTGCTAACGGTTTAGCTATAGTACATACAACAAAAGTAGTAGACAATAAAAATATATTAATAACTAACCTTCTGCATACATCTGGTGAATCTATAACATCAGAAATGTTATTGCCTAATAATACTGCTGGCGGTGGTAATCCTATGCACAAAGAAGGCGGAGCTATTACTTATTGTCGTAGGTATTCTTTGTTAGCAATACTAGGTTTAAACGCTGGTATTCCTGATAATGACGGTGATTTTGCTAACCCTACACAAGAAAAAGTTACACCGATTACAAAGAACAAAGCGGTAGGCATGCCGCAAATATTAGATAAAGAAACAAAAGACTACTATCTTAAACTTATCGCAAAATTAGTAATAAAAGATAAACAACTTTATAACACTTTAGCTGATGCTCTATATATTGAATTTGACTTTGACAGGTCTACACAGTTATCACAAAATATATCATTGCCTAAACACGTTACATTTATAGAAGAATGGATTAAAGCAAACACATGATTAACGAACCATTAGAAACCAGACCTATAGATGTAACCGCTTCTAATTGGAAGAATAGACATTTAGTATCTGCAAAACTAACACCAATAAATCACAGAGTATTTTTAGCATATTGCAAAGAACATAATTTTAATTACTCATCAGGGATTAATAACCTGATAGCAACACACCTTACTAATAACAAAGATGTTTAATGTATCAATCGCAGGGCGTTTAACTAAAGACGCTGAATATAAAAAAGCAGGGGCTTATGATCTTGCAGAATTTACTATTGCTGTATCACACCCTAGAGATGAAACCTCTTTTATAAAATGTCAGGTATGGGGTAAGCGTTATGAAAACATATTAGATAGCTACAAAAAAGGTTGCCTTGTCTGTGTATCTGGTAATGCTAAATACACTGATTACACTAACGAAAATGGTGAAACTAGAAAGTCATTACAAGTATCTGTTAATGAATTTATTTATCCAGAAAAAAGACAACAACAAACACCTACAATAGAAACATCAGACATTCCTTTCTAATGGGTATAGCACTAACAATAGATCAAGATCTAAAAGGCTTTGAACGCTTTACTAAGAACTATCGTAAACAGTTACCCTTTGCATCTTCTGTTGCTATAAATAACACTGCATTTGATATAAGAACAGCACTTAACAAAGGAACACTAGGAGCATTTGATAAACCTACAAAGTTTACACAGAAAGCATTTTTAGTAACTAAATCAAAGAAAAATAATTTAGTAGCTCATACCTTTGCAAAAAATCAGGCTTCTAAATATATACGCTTTGGTGTTAAGGGTGGGCAAAGAATACCCAAAGGATTTGAATTATATTTTGGTGGCTTGGCTGATGACGGTACAGTACCACCTAATAGTTATTTTTATCCCACATCTTTTATTAAGTATGATAAGCATGGTAACGTAACAAGATCAACACTAAAGCGAATATCTAAAGGAATAGGCGGTAATCCTAGAGGTGGTTTCTTTATCGGTACACCTGCTAATAATCCTGGTAAACCTCCAGGCATTTATAGAAGATCCAGAGAGCAGTTGTTTCCCTTCTTTATTGCATCAACTAGAAAACCTAGCTATCAATCAATCTTTAACATAGAACAGATAGCAAGTAAGGTTGTACAGCGTAGGTTTAACCAACACTTTGATAAATCTATGTCAAAAGCTATAGAAACTGCTAAGTAATACATGTGCTACACACTAGCAGTAGGTACTTCCTAGCCGCATGCTTGTGGGTCGTTCATACGCTTGAAAAATTTTTAGCGTGGGTTGACATGGGTAGTTAACAGGTTAATTATAATAAGAGTATAAGGTTAACAAAAAATTATTATGCTTATAAGTCTTGCAGAATTAGCAATGCTAAAAAACGTGTCTAGGGCTGCAGTTACAAAGAAAATTAAATCAGGTAAATTAGATAGTGCAGTTGTTAACCACAATGGCAGAAAAATGGTTAACAAAGAGGAAGCATTTAGATTGTGGGACTTACAGGCATTACCTAGCAAGGATACAACTGTTAGAAATCAGATAAAACAGGAAATAGATTCAAAAACATACGAGGAAATACCTGCATATGGTGAAAGTAAGGCAAAAAGGGAATATTTTTTAGCAGAATTAGCAAAATTAGATGTAGAAGAAAAGAAAAAGCAATTAGTTAGTGTTGATGAGATAAAAAAAAGTAGTTTTGCTACTGGTAGATCTATTCGAGAAGCACTAACAAACTTAGCTGATAGATTAAGTCATCAATTAGCAGGTGAGGATGACGCAACTGTAATACATAATATTATTTCTAATGAACATAGAGAAGCATTAGAGAATTTAGTAAAATGAACGCATGGGAGGAAGGCTTTTTTGCAGGTTTAAAACCAGAAAAACCTTTAACAGTAAGTGAATGGTCAGATAATTATAGAATCTTGTCAAGTAAAGCTAGTGCTGAACCAGGTAAATGGAGAACAAGTAGAACGCCATATTTAGAAGAACCCATGAATTGCTTAGGAACACAAAGCCCTATACAAAGAGTCGTGTTAATGTTTGCGGCTCAAACAGGCAAGACTGAAGCACAGAATTGTTGGCTCGGTTATGTAATAGATCATGCACCTGCACCTATGTTGTTAGTACAACCAACCGTTGAGATGGGTAAGAGATTAAGTAAGCAAAGATTAGAAAGCATGATAAATGAAACACCTTGTCTCAATGAAAAGATTGCACCTGCTAGAAGTAGAGATAGTGGGAATACATTATTTAGCAAAGAATTTCCTGGCGGCATGATGCTTATAACAGGAGCAAACTCAGCAACAGGACTAAGATCAACACCATGCCGTTATATAAGTCTCGATGAGGTAGATGCGTTTCCATCTGATGCGTCAGGTGAAGGTTGTCCTGTAGCACTTGCGGAAAAGAGGGCAACAACATTTAGTACACGTAAAAAAGTATTACTAACATCTACACCTACAATTAAAGATTTTTCAAGAATAGAA